TTCAATATTTTCTAAAAGAGATTTTCTCCAATCTGTCATACTATACTCCTATAAGTTTGCTAAGAAAGCAAATAAGTTATTAATTTGTTCATCAGTTAAAGGATTGCTACCAGTCTTTAATTGTTTTCTAAAAGACTTAGCATCTATATCGCCACTTTGCAATGCTTCAAAAGCTCTTGTAACTCCACTTACATCTTTAATATTAGATTTTTGTGTATATTCTTCAATTGCCTGTTTTCTTTCAATTGGCATAGCTCCAGCTTTTGCTCCATACCTTGTATATCTGCCTTGATCATCACCAGGAGCATTAATTTTTTGTATATTATCTGCACCGTATTTCGTAGCCATATCCATATAACTTTGTCTGGTATCAGCTTGATTTTGAGCTTCAGCCCCCACAAGACCACCAGCCGTATCAAGACCACCAGTAATTAAGCCAGTCCACGCTTGTCTACGCTGTAATTTATCTTGGTCTAATCCTTTGGCATATTGCATCTTTGCATTTGACTTTGCTCTTTCTTCATCAACGTAGATCCCTTTTGCTGTATCAGATACTGTTCTTCTTACATCTGCTTCAGCTTCTCTAAGACCACGCCTTGCTGATACGCTACCTTGTATTCCTCGGTTGATTAAACCGCCCATGTATCTATTTGCAGTAACATCTGCCTGTCTACCAGCAACATTGCCAACTCTATTTAAAATAGTCTTTTCTGCTCCAGGACTTAAATTACCATGCTTTTTGGCGTAGCTTAATTGCCTTCCATATGCACTTTTACCAAACTTTGGTTGCATAAGACGAGATCCAGTCTTAATACCTTGACTGGCTCCTTTTATTAATAATGCTAAAGTTGCTGGATCCATGATTTACTCCATTTCAATTTGTAATCTTTCTAAGGTTAATGCGTTTGTGCTACTTACTGTAGCAATCTCCACTTCAAATTTCTTTGCATAGCGTTTGATTGGAAATCTATTGATACCGCCATCTGCGGTAATTGTTTTTGTAAAGGATGCTGATGTAGCACCATCTAAATAAATATTGTAGGTTAGATTGTCACTGCCTGTAAATTGTACGGTGCCGTATCTAAGTAGTCTTTTACGGTGCAAATCGAGGGGAAAACGCTTACTTTTCCACTTAGCCACACTTGCATTCGCTGTGTCAAATTTGATGATCTTATTGCTTGTTTTATCATAATCAAGCGGTGTACCATTTTCATCATACGCTAAGATATCTAACAACCCTGTACCCATATCAATTTTACGCCAGGACTCACGCACATAATTGTACGCCCATACACGCTGATCAGATCCTTCCATCCACTTGTAAATAATTTCTTGTCTACTTGGATCATAAATACCTTTAATTGCTGTTTTATCTGTAGCAAGTAAGTATTGATCGTCTATTTTATCGGATACTTTATCCATTACCGATGGTGTTGCTGTTGAACTTGCAACCATGTTACTGGCTATTCTGTAAATACCATCGTGATAAACAAAGTATATACTATCATGCACTTCCACTACACCTTCTGGTGCAATGTTACCAATATTGTGTTTTGACTCAACAATAGACCAGGATGAAGGATTAACTGGATCAGATATATTTAAAATAAAAATAGCTTGTGGTTTAAAAATAACCAATCTACCAAAGATCTCTGCAAGTCCTGTTATTGCTCCACCTTCACGATCATCCAATTGAATTACATTGCTCACTGGTCTGGTATCAAATTGATTGACCTCGCTATATGCTATCCAGTCATTACGCTCTTCATTCTCATCACCAATATCTAAAAATATATTCCCTAAAAACAATCTGCTTTTTATCATCTTTGCATAACGGCCATTTACCCTGGTAGAGACAACTGACTCTCCCCAATGTTCTCCTAATGAGGTTAACCCATCATCTGTTATCTTAATTGTATAATTCTGAGCTGATGTATTATTAATATTGATCGTACCACCTAATTGAGCATTATCGTCACCATTCCCAGCGGGTAAATTCTTATTTGCTTTAAAATGAAAAAATCCAGCGTGTTCATTAAATGAGTTCACATCTTCAATTTTAAACAATCCATTTTCGTCTGTTTCAATATATTTACCAGCAAGTCCTGTTGTGGTAATACTGTGACTACTTGAGTCTCTCCAGGAAGAAAAATCTAAATTTTCCTCACTGCTATCTGGTGATGCCGATGGGATCATTACACCCGCTTTGTGGGCACCATACGCACCAGAGCTATGTACTGAAGAAATACTTCCACCGCCTGTATCGTTTTCCCGATCCCAAGATCCACCAAGTTTACGGTACACGCTCCAACTATTATTCCACCTGGTAGCGGTAAACTTTTTATTTACTTTTATTTTAAACCATCCTGTATCTGTAGCTGTAATAGGTCTAAATTCTGTATATTGCGGATGAGCTGTTGCTGTTGTGCTACTTTGTGCCCTGGTAAGTGTTACTGTGTTTGCACTTGTATTAATGTTAGATACTGTTACTCTTTCTGCTCCAATAGCTGTTGCCCCTAAAGAAGAATGTATTTCAAGTCCTAAGTAGTAATCCCCATTAGCTAAACTTGATGCGTTTGTTACAGATACTCCTGTGGTTGCATCAGCAGTGATTGCACTATTAAGCTCTGCTCCAGATAAAGGATATCCTTCTATTTTCGTTATGTTAGTAAAAGCTCTTTTCCAGTTTCCACCAACTTTTAACGCATAACCAGAATAATCACTTTGAATAGCAGATATTTGGCTTGATGTAAAATATCCATTTGCATCATAGACATATACAGTTTTATCTGTATAATACTCCATCTCCATAAATTTATCACCACTTGGAGCTGTGTCTGCTTCAGTAACAAAATTAAACTCTTGTATCTTTTTATACGTTTCCCATACACCATTATATCGATTAGCACGATATAGATTTAATCCTGTAATTCTTTTATTAAGTGTTGCAAAATTTATATCTATTGGAATAACAATTTTACTTTTTGAAATATCTACGACATCGGAACTACTTGCTCCACTACCCGCTACAGAAATAGCAACTTGTTCTTTTGACTCTTCTAATAATGTTTCTTGAGTACCATCAAATACGGCTGTTACATTATATCGAATCTCATCAGAATCTCTAATTTCATCTTCTGTTTCTGCAAATGACATTTCATCTGATACAGTAAATGGATTTGTAAGTACGTTACTATAAGCATAAAATCCAGCACTTATAGTCACACCATCATTCATTAGTTTTCTATCGATATATCCTAACCATAGGCCATTAGTAACATTAGATCCTACAGTGGCAATATTACCTGGTAAAACTCGTATACTATCTGAAAATGGAATAATTGGATTGCGTTGATTTTTATGATACTGCGTACCAATTGAATATTTTTCATTAAGATCAGTCCAGCCATAATCCACTGTGCCTGTACCCGCCCAGGTTCCAGATCCCCATCCTATATCTGTCATACGTATTAATGAAGCTCTTGGATTATTTGATGTATCTGTATATTCAACACCATACGCCTGGATATAGGCTTTTGCGTGTTCAAAAAATTGATTACCAGAAGTAGCACCAGTTACTACATCATCTATGCACGTTGGATTCCATCCTTTATATGTATCATTAGCATTATCATTCAATACTAATACTGTTTTACTTGCATCTACTCTATGAACTCTACCATGTACCATACCACTACCAAAGGATCCGCTATCATTTGTACAGACCATTAAATACTTTGTGCCACTGGGATGCCTATATGCGTTTTTAATAGCCGTAATTACAGTAGAAGTTGTAAAAGTAGAATGAACAGATGCCCAACTTAAGATCACTGTAGCATCGTTATGGGTACTATAGTGTAAAAATTTATCACCATTGCCTCGTTGATAGTATTTAACAATAGATTCGTTTTTATTACTATTCTCACCAAAATCCATTTTGGTCATTAGCAAAAGCTCTTCAGAAATTGCACCAGTATTAGCCCAAGAATCCAAACTATTATTTAGATCGATATAATGAAATTTGTGATTAGAACTATCTGATTCACCTAAAACTAAATATTCTTTACTGCCACTAACGGTATTTGTGATCGATGTAATTCCCCGCCAGGTATGATTAGATGTCTGTGAAGGTATACCGCTAACAGTTGAAACAGCATCGGAAGATGTTATTTTAAATAATTCACCTTCTGTTGGAATTAATAAATAAAGATCTCCAGTATTCGCCTCATAAAAAATTCCACTATTGTGAGTATCACCACCTAACCATGAGCTTAATGCAGTATGGCCACCTACACCAGTTTCTACTACAGTACCATTGCTTTGTACAGTATATTTTACAATTGCATTATAATACACTGTTGGACTTTCTGCTTCAGCAGAATAAAAAACATATATTGCATTATTAAAATTAATTATGTCATTAACATAAAATGTCGAATAAGCCTTAAACTGATTATATAACGTGGTATTCAGTTCAGCAGTTGTAGAGCCTACAGTAAATTTTATTCTACCATCACTGCCAGAGTTATAACTGTACATACATAATACTTTGCCGTTTAAAGCAAGTAATGCAATATTGGTAAAACTGGATATACCAGCAGAAGCATTGGTGTCTACATTAAGATGTGTACCATGTTTACCGCCCATCGTTTGATCTCTAAGACCAGTATCGGATGCCGTAGCAAAAAAGCTACCACACCAGGCTGTAGCACTATCTGTATTAATAAAATGTTTATTTGATGTTTTATAGGTAATGTCATCGTAAATATCTGTACTTGCAATTGCGGAGTTACTATTATCCTTTACGCCTACGACCATGATGTTATCGCCCTGGCTGTATCCAGAATCCGATGCCGTCTGAAAGTATAGTATATTATCCTCTACTTGCAGATGGTCATTAACTGCGGGTACATCTGGATCATACCAAAATAATTTAACTTGTTTGGTACTGCTATCAATTAATACCAGGATATAACGATGTTCTGTCGTTCCCAGCTTTTCAGATATAAATGTAAATACGTTATAGACCACATAAGAGCGGGATAATTTTGTATTAAGAGCAGTTAATAGAAAATTAGGTACATTAGAAGGTTGACCAGCTCCAAAGGTTTTCTCCAGCTTTCCATCCCGAATGCGGAGATTCTCCATGTTTTGAGCAATGTGTTCTGGGAGATCTTCTACATCTACGTTGGTGATTACCCCACCAAAATCTGAAATATCAATAAATTCTGCCATTAAATATTATTATTTGGATAAATAGGATCAACTAAGCTATTTGAAGAGCTGTGATCAAATGGTAAGCCTACCCCTACAACTTGCGTTGCTGGATTCTGATTATATCTGCCAATCATCTGATAAGCTCTTTGTTCTGCATCTTGCTTACGTGCTTGGTTATTCGATAGTCTCCACAGCTCTGCTTCAGCAAGTTCTACTAAAGCATCGTGAAAGATAGCATTTAGATCACTATCAGTAGCTGGAGACGTTGCCAATGCTGTTGGCTCTTTAATAAAGTAACAATCCACATTTGCAGAAACATTATAAATATATATTCTGTTTTTAAAAACGAAATACACTGGCTCTGTCGCACTAAAAGCATAGTAGCCTGTTGTGAAATCTTTGGCCATATCAAAGGATATTTTGCGTATAAAATTGCTATCAACTACCCGAACACCTAATACACCCAATGCCCCACCAAATGGCGTAGAATCAAGCGTTGAATTGTTGGGTGCAAAAAAACGCTTAAAATGCGTGTCTACATCGTTATCTGTTGAAAGCGTTATATTTTTCTTAATGACTTGTAAATCTGTTAATAAATGAGGATTTAAAAGCTGTATTAGCTTATCCTGTGCAATGTTTAAGTAACGAAGTTTTAATGTATCACTAAAAAGATCCCCAGAGGTATCTTCCAGGCGATCTCCTAATACTGTTAACATGGTTGCTGTGGTCATAGTTT